AAGTACCCTTGGTTCGCTCCTCAGATGCAAGTATTCGAGTCAGGAGAAGTCCAAGACATGTGTGGTGAAGATGTTTCTTTCTGTTTAGATGCAATCAAAGCAGGTTATGAAATTTGGATAGATCCTAAGTGTAGGGTAGGTCACGAGAAAACAAGAATTTTATAAATGGTTACAAATAATGTAACTGATGTAACAATGACAGCAAAGTACGATATATACGTTGGGGAAGAAAAGGTTCACGCTTCTGTCGAGGAAGAAGAAATGATGGACATCACGCAATCTTTTGCAGATGACTTTTATTCGGTGGGCACACCCCATCCTGATGATGTACGAGTTGAGTATTTGGGCGATGATACAGAAGACGAGTAAAATCCGACAGAAACCTGGCTACGGAGAGTTTATTAGTCTTTTTCATACTGGGAGTCGAGAGACTCCCTTTTTTATTGCCTCTAAATAGATAAATACACGAGATCGTAGTAAAATAGTGCCAGTTCAAAGAACATCTCAAGGTTTCAAAGATATTTCGCTTTCTTTCAAGCGTCATCCAATAACCAATGATATGCTTCCTCTCAAAAATGAGGATGCTATCAAGAGAGCAGTTCAGAATTTGGTTAGAATAAACATAGGAGAAGTATTCTTCAATGAATTACTCGGAACAAGAGTAGAACAAGCACTTTTTGAATTGGCGAATGATGATTTTGTTGATCCAATAAAAAATGAAATTGAGACTGTGATAATAAACTATGAACCAAGAGTCTTGCTTAGAGGTGTGGCAGTAAATTCTTTCCCTGATCAAAACGCTATTGATATCAGTATAAATTATGATATTGTGGGTCTTTCTACTCCTACACAATCGCTAAACTTTATCTTAGAACCAACTAGGTTATAATGGCACTGCAACAATACACAAACCTCAATTTTGAGGATATAAAAATTTCAATCAAGGATTACCTTAGATCAAATAGTAACTTTACTGATTTTGATTTTGAAGGTTCTAACTTATCAGTATTGATTAATCTGTTAGCATATAACACTTATATTACAGCGTTCAACACTAATATGGCAGTCAATGAGACATTCATTGACAGTGCTACATTAAGAGAGAATGTAGTGTCGTTGGCAAGGAATATTGGTTATGTTCCTAGATCTAGAAGAGCAGCAAAAGCAAAAGTAGATTATAATATTTCAGATTTAGATAGTACAGTAACACAAATAAACTTTCAACCTGGTATTTTATCTAATGGTAGAGTATCTAATACAAGTTATATCTTCTCATTACCAGAGCGAGTTTCAGGCACCGCAGAAAACGGAGAAGCAGTTGGAACTTTAGAGATATTCCAAGGTCAATATTTAGAAACTAATTTTGTTGTTGACAGTAGTCAAAAAAACCAGAGATATGTTCTTCCTAATGATGGTATAGACACATCAACAATAAGAGTAAAAGTAAGAGATAATGTTTCATCCACATCAGAAACAGAATTCAAGTTAGTTGACAATATCTTAGGTATTACATCGACATCAAACATTTATCTACTACAAGAAACAACTGATGAAAAGTATGAACTATTATTTGGTGATAATATTTTTGGAAAGAAACTTGATAGTGGAAACGTGGTTGAGATTTCCTATATCCGCACTAATGGTTCTGCAGGTAATGGTGTTAGGGACTTTTCATTCTCTGGTAGACTTATAGATCAAAATGGTGCGACTCTGCAGAACTATACACCCGTTCTAACGGTCAATCAACCGTCTGATAATGGAGATGAGATAGAAAACCTACAGAGTGTAAAATACTACGCTCCAAGGCGATATGCTTCGCAACACAGAGCAGTTACAGCGTCTGACTATGAGGCAATACTTCCAACGGTATATTCTAATATCGAATCAGTCAGTGCCTATGGTGGAGAAGACTTAGATCCTCCTCAGTATGGAAGAGTGTTCATTGCAGCAAAACCTAGAAATGGTAATTTCTTATCGGACTTTACTAAAAAAGAAATTTTATCATCTTTGAAAAGTTACTCTGTAGCAGGGATTGTTCCTGAATTTGTGGATCTCAAGTTCATGTATGTTGAGATTGACAGCACCATCTATTACAATGCTAACTTTATAGGTGATCCTGATAATTTGAAATCAGAGGTTGTAAGTGCAATTACAGCATTTGCAGGTGGTACAGAATTGAACAAGTTTGGTGGTAGATTCAAATATAGTAAAATATTGTCCCTAATTGATAGCGTAAATACATCTATAACATCTAACATCACAACCGTCAGAATTAGAAGAAATCTCAATGCAAAGATCAATCAATTCGCACAATACGAATTATGTTACGATAATACGTTTTATTGTCCTAATCCTTCTTATAATATCAAATCAACAGGTTTCTCGATTTCAGGAACAGTTGGGACAGTTTACTTCAGTGATGAAAAGATAGCAGATACCGATAAAGGTAACTTGATACTTTTCCAAATTGTATCAGATGCTGATATCAAAATTCTCTCTAAATCCTTTGGTACTATTGATTATAAGAAGGGAGAAATCATTATAGATACTGTGAATATAACATCAACTGTGCAACCCAACAATATTGTTGAGGTTCAAGCAACTCCTGAATCAAATGATGTATTGGCAAGAAAGGAATTGTATCTACAGTTTAGTGTGAATATGAGTAATTT